CAATTGTATACTATACATGCGCGTTATGTAGATTTATTGTCACCACAACCGAGAATGTATACTCCTCAAGCAGGAACTACTTTGACAGATCTGATTTTAGGTTTTTCTTTGTTAGGTTTACCCTCTGATGTGTTGAATGCTATTAAAACATTCACCGCATTGACAGGGAAACGTGTTTTTGAATCCGAATTGTTTTTAGATATGGCAGAGAAATTATTTACGAGTTTGATTATAATAGTCAAGTGGGTTTCATGTCCTTTTGCAGACTGTCGTATAATATCGGAAGATAATGAGAAATTGATTTTAGGTATGTTAGAAAAGATGGGTACATCGGTCTTTATGCATAGAGACATTAAGACAGTGTGTGACATATATACTAAATACATAGCTAACCCACAGGTTTTGTTCGATCCAACGTTTAGACAAGAAATTATGACTAAATATAATGCATTGAAAACTAGTCCCAGCTTTTTATCTTACGTACAGAATAGTAATAACAAATATTTTGCTACTACGTGGAATTTGTTTGAATCCAATGTTGTGAAAAGTTGTCAAGCTTTTGATACGTCCGGTCGTGATGAACCCATTTGCTTTGTCTTTGAAGGTGAAGCCGGATCAGGAAAATCATGTATTATGAATTCTTTTGTAGCTTTGTTAAAGGAGAGTGGAATGACAACAATATGCCATTCAGTGCCAGCCGCTGAAGATGGTAAAGATTTTTACGACGATTATGAGAACCAGGATGTTTTTGTTATGGATGATGTAGGACAACAAGGAAAATCCCAGTGGAGGTATTTAATTAATTATGTATCCCCAGTGAAATATCCTTTGCCTTGCGCTACAGCATCTAAAAAGAATACGAAGTTTTTTAATTCGAAGATTGTTTTATGTACGACTAATCACTTTAGAGATTTAAATGGTTTTACATCTTCCGATTGTATATCAGAACCTGAAGCCTTATATAGGCGTGCTCATGTTATTAACATCAATCGTGGAAGTTCCGATCATTTTTCACAAGATTTTTCTTATTACAAGTACGATCATATAAATTCAAAAGTATGGGAGAACAAATTTATAAACCATACAGCTGTTAATGTACCACTTGGTTTAAAGACAACATTCACGACTTCAGATGAATGTAGACCCGACAATACGAAAAGAGCATTATCCTGGTTATACGCTATTTTTAAACACGTAGTAAAATCGGAGAAGAATAATAATGCTTCTATGAATATAGATATAAATGATTTGAGAGATATATTAGAAGAAGTACCAGAACCAGAAGACCGTTATTATGATGTTTTCACACCACAGAGTGATTTGAATTATAGTAAGGGCAACTTTTATTTTATGCGATATGTATTCCACGCTATGATGCCTAATTCTTTATTAACGAGACGCTTTGATGCCAACCAAGAGGATGCAAGATATATTGATAGACAACAACCTCGTGCTATTGGCTATTATGACGCATCATTATTAGATAATACTTTTGTTTTTTATTACGATATTTGTAAAGAATTTGTCAACTATTATATCGATATGCTACGCGATTATATGAGTGATGCATTACCGTATATAGTGAATTTTATAACTGAATTAGGTAGTATGGCTCAAACGACTGTTGATTTTATTTACCACGTATTGATTAAATCGAATGTGTTAGCTAGATTGTTATTGTATTTTTTCGCTTGGTATATAGCGAGTTGTTTTTGTGGAGAGAAAGAGATTGAAAAGATGCCCACCCCTGAGTTTACAGCGGATAATATAAGACAGGCTACTAAGATGGATAATAGTGAATTTGAACCACAAACCACAGTTTTGGTTAATCAACACGAGCAATGGATCAAGGAAATACGTAAACATTGTAAGACTATGGTAGTTAGAGATGCTAGAGACATTTTAAAAGATGAACATACTCAATGCGTAGTTAGTGGAAGGCGTATACTGATACCGGCTCATCTTGATATAGGTAATAAATTTGTGGATTTGTATCACTCGTGGGACCATTATAAGCAAGGACACGTAGAGATAGAGAATGTACAACTAAAATTAGTGAGAAAGTATGTATTGAGTGATTTAGCTGTATATGAGATTAAGAACACTGTACCTTTGTACAAATTGAATAGAGCGATTTTTCCTACCAGTACTGTGAATGCCAGACAATGTTACTTGATAAATTCATG